GTGGCCGAGTTAACTTCGTTGCCGTCTGGGTGTCTGTCGGTAACGTCTTTAGCCTCAAAGCTTAATATTGTTTGCTCGGAAAGCAGTTCGTCCGCTGGAAAATATATGTTTAGGTAATCGCCCTTAACTGCATCATCTGGCAACCCTGCAAACTCAAACTTGTGGTACTTAAGTACCTGGTCGCCACGGCTCATTTTTACGCCAGTGCAGTGTAAAAAGCCCTTGCTATCTATTTTGCGTGTACTCTCTGGTGGCGCAAAGTCGCCAACGCTGTGTTTAAAGCTTAACCGCATGTTACAAACACTTAATCAGCTCGGCCAAAGCCTTAACCATAAACGAGCCACCAAAAAGAATAACAACCGTGTAGTACATACGCCTTAAAATAGGTTGTTGTGCAAACAGTTCTAGTGCTTTCACAATCCATTCTCCTGTGCTAAAATTCATTTAATTGCTCACTAATGTTGTGTATTGGTGGGTAATAAAAAGCCTCAGTACTCGCCAAAGTCTGAGGCTTTTGCTTTTGTAATGGTTGCTATTTTTTTAATGCCAAAATAATGCTATCTGCTTTCCACAATGCAATAATGGGCATTACAGCCAACCATAATTTTAAAATTGCCGTGAAAGTAATTACATCGACCATTACGCAATCGCACTCAATAAGTTTGGCAAACGCCAAATAAAAATAAATAACGCTATGGTTAGCATCACTTTCCAGTAACCATATTTTTCACACATATTATTTACCTGCCCGACAATCGTGCTAAAATAATACAATGTTCAGTCCTCTTCTGCTTAAGTGGGCTGAATACAAAAAACCCCAAGGCCTGCCAGCTCTGGGGTTTTTGCTTTGTAAGTGCCATAAAAAAACCACCCGAAGGTAGCTATAAAACACTAAAACAAAAAAGGCAGCCTGTGGCTACCTTTGCTTTAAATATAAAAATCTGATATTAGATTAAACTGTATCATACCGTCACAATAATGACAAGGGGCATTTTAAAATTATTTTTAGCGTGGGCGCTTTGCTTCCAAGCTTTCACGTGTTTCGTTTGGCTTACTGTAGTCAGACTTGCACTTATTCATCCAACGGATAGCAGCCTCTTGTTCATCTGGGGGCAAGTCATAGTAGCTAACTGTTTTAAGTGTTGCTATGTGCGCTTGCGCTTCTTCATGGCTTTTTTTTACATCTTCCTGCCATGCTTCAAGCGTTGCAAAACCACTACGCCTTGCAATTTCTCGTTGCTTTTCTAAAGGTAGTTGTAAGACACTAGTTAACTCACTTCCCATAATTCTATCTCAATAGTCCCATCTGGCAATGTTATTCTGCGCCTAACCTCAAAAGTCTTAGGCCTATTAAACAGCACCTCTAGCTCGCTTTTTTCGTAGTTGCTAAGCGTGCTAATGTTTTTACCCGTCTTTGATTGTATCACAAGTCGGTGTTTGTAATCTTTAAACACGTCACTTTTTTTACTTGTTGAGCTAATAAATGCCTTGTGTTCTACAACATTACCAACCGCGTGGTCTGCCAAAAATCCATCTGGCAACTCAGTACGCCTAACCACTTGCCCGACATGGTTCGGCAGTTTTTCTAAGGCGCTGCTTAATACCGAAGATGCTAGCTGCAATTCATCAAACAAATCGTCGCCTTTGACTATTTTGCCGTAATGCATTGCGTTAATTGCTTCATAACCATCACCCGTATAGTTGCGTATGGCTATAGCCTCGGGCAATGTAAGGTTGTTATTTTGCATAAACTCGCGCAACCTAGGCTTGCTAAGAACCTCTTTACCTACTCGGTTAATTTCGCTTTTGCGCATCCAGCCTAGTAAGTCGTCGTTTTGTTTTTCGGTTATCAACGCCTTTTCGGCTAGTGTTTTTGCGCTTGGCGCCTTATTATCCAGCAAGTCATCAATGTACGGTATAGCTGCACACCTACAGTTAACCGCCATACCTGGGTGGCCATCGCTGGGCGCTTCGCCCCACACATATACTAGCCCCTCACGCAGCCTATGGTCATGCCTAACCCGCTCGTCTTGGCTGGTGGACCATGTGTAGCCGTCAATACCTAGCTGGGTTTGCCTAACCTGGTTAATGCTGCTGGTTATCTTGCCTATTTGGTCGCGGGCTATTAGCTTAGCGCGTTGCTTGGTGGTGCCTAGTAAGTTGGCTATGTCGGGGGCTATGTCTTTGGCCAACCTGCCACTTTGCACGCCGTTCATTATTATTTTTTCTAACTGCGTGGCGTACTGCGTGGGTATGTCTTTAATCAGCGTTGCATTGGCTGCTATTTGTTTTTGTAGTGCATCGCTCAGGTTTTCGCTTTTTATAACCGCCTCTAAGTCAATGCCTGTGCTTTTTTGCAGTATCTTACCTAGCTGGGCGTCTACTTGCTCGGCTTGTTTTTCTACGGTTTCTTTGGCCAGCTTAGGGGCCTTGTTGTGCAGCTGTGCAATCAGCGCTTTTAGCCTGGCAAATATATCATCGTACCAAGCGTCGCCAAGGTTGGCTTTTAGGCTTGGGATAATTATTTTATTGGTCTCGGCCTCTAACTGGCTAACGATGTCGAGCAGCGCAGCGGTGTACTTTATTTCTATGCGCTTGCTGGGCTGTACAGCGGTTGCGCTTGCTTTACGCCCACGCTTTTGCTTAGCCCCTGCTTGTAACAGGGGCGCTAGTTGTTTTAGGTTCATTCGCTAACGGCTTGCAGCGCTGCAAGTTGCTTGGGGTCAAAGTTGGTGTAGGTTTTGTCTTCAATAAGCTGGTTTGCCACCGTCGCTTCGTTAACTATGCCCATTTCTAGGTACATCTGGTCGCGTGTGGCGTTGTTTTTCTCTACCTCTGACCTGGTTTTTTCGTCCAGTTGTTGCAATGGGTTAAAGTGTATTTGCAGCTCTTTAGGCTGGCCAAAGACATTAATACACGCCAATGCAATTAAGCGCTGTAGTAGCGGTGCAACCTCGTTTTGCTGGTAGGCTTGCACATTGTCATACCAGCTTGCTAAGTCGGTGTCGCTGGCCTGCGCTAAGCCACCACTGCGCCCAAACAAAATACTGTGCGGTATGTCCAGTGCAGTGGCCACATGGCGCTCAAAGCTGGCCACTATGTCGGTTAGCCCGCCAAATGCGTAGTGCTTGCTGGCGTAGTCTTCTTCACCATCGAGTACCATTAAGCCTGTGTTGCCTTTTAGCTGTCCTATAGACGCATAGCGTGCTATGGTTTCGTTAGGGTTAGCAAGCAGCTTTTGCGCTAGGTCGGGTGTTTTAATTACATCGGTTTTAGCGTCGCTTACCAGCGCTGCTATTTCTTTGCTGGTGCAAATAAAGTTATCGGCAGCGCTTTTAATCTTGGTAATAATGCTTTGCGCCGTGCCGTCACTGCCTATGTTTTCAACCTCTAGCAAATGGCTGTGGTGCACGCTCATAGGTTGGTTGTTGGGCTTGTAGGTGTAGGTTACTGGCTTGTTTTTTTTGCCCATGGTTGCGCTTAGCGGCAGCAGTGCGCTGCCTCTTTGCTTGCTAAAAAACTTGGCTTTCTCCACCATTAAAAACAATGTTTTTTCGTTGGCTTGTACTTGCTTGTCAAAAGTTGGCGCATTGGTGCCGCGCAATACAAACACATTGCTAAACATTCTGGCACTTACCAATGCTTGCTGGGTAATGGTGTCTATGCCCAGCCTGGCTATTTCTTGGCTTAGTTTTTGCGTATCGGCAGCGCTAAGGCCTTCAATGTAATAGCCCTTGCGCATTGCCTCATGTACAATTTTAGATGTTGCTCTGTCGTACAGCCAATTTTTGGCTAGTTCTTCAAGGTCTGTAATGCTAATAGCAACCGTATTAAAATGCGCCAGGGCGGTGTTTTGGTTGTGTATGGACTGGCCTAAGTTGCCAGCAAAATCGCTGTATACGCCGTCTGCTGTTTTTTGCTGTATCATTTAAATACCCCTAGTCTAAAATGCTTGCTTTGGCTGCAAGCGTGTCGTTAATCGCATCAATAAGCGGGTCAATTTGGTCGTCATGGTCGTGGCTCATGTCGGACTTAAATGCCTCGCACTCTTCAATAAAATCATGCACCCAATAGGCGGTACTGGGTATGCACACTCGGCGTTGCTCAATGTACGCCTGCACGTCCATAAAGCGCGTTAGCTTGTCGGTGTTGCGTTGTATGGCTTTTATGGGCACCGTGCCTGTTTTGTTGCTTATGGTTTGTATTAGGCCCGTTCCGCTGGCTTTGTCTTCAACTGCACAATAGCGCAATGCGCCTGTTTCATTGGTTTTTACCACGTGCTTGGCAATAAACGCTTCGGCATTTTTTTGCAGCTGGGGCGCTTCCCATTTACCGCGCAACACGTCAATAATGTACAAGTTGCCGTCATAGCCTAGCCCTGCGCACATAAACACACTGTAGTCGTTATGCTCTTTGGTTTTTTGCGCTGTGTCTGCCCATATAGCACGCCACTTAAGCACGGGTAGTTGGTTGTACCTGTTAAACCAGTCGCCCTTAATCATACCGCCGCCAAGCTTGCCAGGTGCTTGTTGGTATTGGCTGCTAAAGGTATAGCGGCTAATTTGCGCCCCGTCTTTACTTTGCCCGCCCTGCTCTAGCTGTAGCAGTGACGGTAAGCTTTCTTTTTGCGGCCAGTAGCTTTGGCGGCCAATAGGGTCGCGCTCGGCTTGTTGCACTAGCTTGCGTATGTTTGCTGGCAAAGTAGCAATATAATCATCGTCTATAAGCGCAGGTATACTCACAAACACCCAATCGCCTGGCATATTGCCACTGGCAATAAAGCCTGTGGGGTCGTCGGTGTGCAAGCGCTGCATTATTACAATAATCGGTGTGTCGCTGCGTGCTTTACGGCTGTTAACCGTGTTTAGTATCTTGCGGTTGGCTTTATCCCTAGCCGACTTGCTAAAGGCATCTTCGGGCTTGAGTGGGTCGTCTAGTATTATCGCCCCCGTAAAGCCGTCGTCTAGCGTACCTGCCCTGCGCCCCGTTACCTGCCCACCCATGCTTGCTGCATAAACATGTCCAGCATTATAGCCATCCACCGTGGTTTTCCAGTTGGCCTTACTGTCTGTGTCGGTTGCTATATCTACGGGCCATAGCTGCTTAAAGTCTTCACTTTTTACAATGTTACGTGCGGTGGCCGACACATCGTCTACCAAGGTTTGGCTATACGACAAATACAAAAACCGTGAGCGCGGGTTAAGCGCAATGCCACGCGGGATTAGGTTGGTCATCAACTCGGTTTTACCCGCGCCAGGCGGTACGTTTATCACGACGTTTTTAATGCTACCAGCAATAACCTGGTCAATAATTGACGCAATATAAACGTGGTGCCAATTAACACTAAACTTAAAGCCCATGCGTGGCTTAAAAAACCGCCGTGTAAAAAATAAATGGTCCACCTCACATAGATGTTTTTCTACCGCTTTTTTGTCTGCATCAGTAATCATTTTGCAATGCTTGCGCTGCTGCCTTTGCTGCTGCTGGGGTGAGTACCGTGGTTGCGGTTTGTATGGGGCTGCCATCTTTACCGGTTAGCTCATGTATTTGTTTATCTAAACCCAGCAACCTAGCCTTACCCATAGTAGCAGACACCATAGCTGCTGCTTTTTCGGTCAGCTTGGCCACATCTCTCGCCTCTTGCAGCTCGGCAATCAAGTCGTCGACGGTGATATTATGTCTTTTAACATGCGCATCCTTAAGCTCTGCTATCCTTGCTATTATCTTGTTATTTTCTAACAGTTTAAAAGCGTTGCGGTTTATAGTTGTGTCTTTCATGTTTGTGTTGGGATAAGCCTGCCTAAATGCGTCGCTAGCATTACCAAGCTCTATGTAGAGGGTGCTGAATCTTTCCTGCTTTGGTGTTAAGTTATTCGTGGCCATGTTGCCCCCTTAAATTTAAGGCATTAAAAAACCCTCACGAGGAGGGTTAGGTGTATTGTATTGGTTAATATTGCATACGCATTAGTGGCATATTAAACTTTATGCTACCACAGTGTCACAAAAATGACAAGGGTTGGTGTTGTTACTCTGCAAAGCTGTCGGTGAGCGGCTTAACTG